CCCGAAGACCACGACTGGAACGAGATGCCACACGGCATGGACTACGAGGATACGATGGCACGCGACCTGGAGGCACTTGATACTTGCGATGCCATCTACATGCTTCGCGGGTGGACGACATCGCAGGGAGCCAAGCGAGAGCAGATCCACGCAGCGTGCGGCCCGCATGAGTTCTTTGAGCAGGGCGTGCTGGAGCCTCCGCAACTCGTGCCAGCGCATCCGTATCCTGCATACTCAGACGACTACCGTTTTGACTGCTGCGTAGAAGCTGGCCCACTCCCCACCGACAAGCAGGCCCGCAAAGAGACGCCGCTGTATAGCGGGCTGTTGATGTACTTCCCGAAGGCTTGTGCAGCCGTGGCCCAACTGAGCTACGCCGCAAACGAGCAGCACAACCCAGGCGAGCCGATGTACTGGGCGCGGGAGAAGTCGAACGATCACCCCGACTGCTTGATGCGCCACTTGATCGAGGCGGGAACGACCGACGATGACGGCCAGCCTCATACGGCCAAGGTCGCGTGGCGGGCGATGGCGATGCTGGAGCTTGAGTTGGAGGGTGGAAGATGATTACAAAGGTGTGTACAAAGTGCGGGGAGGATAAGGAGTTGGGGGAGTATTACAAGAGCACGAGGGGGCGTCATGGGCGCAAGTCGAGGTGCCGTGCTTGCAACGCCAAGTACCGTGCAGCCAACAAGGGCAAGATCGCAGACCGCCATGCTAAGTGGTACGCGGCAAACAAGGATAGGGTCGCAGCGAGCCAGGCCAAGTGGAGTTCAGCTAACAAGGATAAGGTCGCAGCGCAATCTGCCAGGTACCGCGCGGCACACAAGGATAAGGTGGCCGCTTACTGCGCCAAGTACCACGCAGCCAACAAGGATAGGATCGCAGAGCTAGGAGCTAAGTGGTACGCAGCAAACAAGGATAAGGTAGCAGCGAAAGCCCGGCTCCGTAGAAAAACAAATCCTGCGTTAGCATTAACTGACCGCACGCGATCAGCAGTCCGCCGCACCCTCAAAAACACAACGGCAGGCGCCACCCGACACTTACCCTACACACACCAACAACTCTACGACCACCTGCTGGCAACGATCCCCGAAGGCTATACCGAAGCCGACATCTGCGATGGCAGGAAACTCCACATAGACCACATCCGCCCCGTGTCATCGTTTAACCTCACCGGCGAGATTGATGACGAGTTTCATGCGTGCTGGGCGTTGTCCAACCTGCAACTACTCCCCGCTGCTGAGAACCTCCGCAAAGGCGCATCACTAGACCATCTCGAAAGGGCCTCATAATCGAACCTTGGCAACAATACTGGAACAAGTACCAAGAGCTGGGGAGTTACTGCGCCGTCGCTAAACACTTCGACGTTCAGCACTCCACCGTTCGCCGCACCATCCTGCGCGCAGCCAAGCGTGGCGAGATCAACCTGACCGGCTACGAGAACCCGCCCGGCTACACCACCGGCAAGGTAACGATCCAAGCCAACGCTGCCGGCGAGATCGAGAAGGAATGGCGACGCATCAGCCCGGAGGCGGCGGACATCGAGGCGTGGGTCGATGACCTGTGCAGCCGTGCGGCGAAGAAGGGGCCGAAGATCAAGGCGCCGAAGATCAAGGGCGACACGGCTCTGGAGATCCCGATCGGCGACATGCATATGGGCATGTATAGCTGGCTGGCTGAGACGGGAGCCAATTGGGACACGGAGCGAGCCTGCAAGATGTTCAAGGGCGGCGTGTCGCACCTGATTGGGCAGGCACCCAAGACGGCGAAGCACGTCGTGCTGGCCGACCTGGGCGACTTCATGCACTCCGATAGCCGGTTCGGTACAACCGAAAAGTCCGGCAACATCCTCGACATGGATAGCCGATTCACCCGCATTATCGACATGGCCCGCGATGCGTGGATTGATGTCATCGAGCAGGCGGCGGAACGGTTCTCCAGCGTCCACGTCGTGATGACGCCCGGCAACCACAACCCACACTCATCACACTGGATGGCCCGTGTCGTCGATGCGTGGTTCCGCAAGACCAAGCACGTCACCATTGAGACAGCGCCGACGAGTCACCGATACCACCGATGGCAGAACACGCTGTTCGGCTACAGCCACGGGCATCTCATCAAGGCGAATCAGTTGGCGTCCACGATGGCGACCGGCGCCAAGCAGGACTGGGCCGCGACGCTGCACCACCACTGGCGGTGCGGCCACATCCACCACGGCGTGCGCGACGTGTATAAGGACCGCGACGAGTCGGACGGCGTGACGGTGGAGTACTTCCCGATCCTACCGCCGCGAGACGCCTACCACGCCGAGAAGGGCTACCTGAGCCGGCGCCTCCTGCAAGGCGTCCTGCACCATGAGGTTCACGGCGAGATCACCCGCCACACGGTGCATGCTAGAATGCTGACCTGACACTGACATGCTTTCCTTTCGCGCCCCGCCGGTGAGTCATTCCCGGCGGGGTGTTTTTTTTGATAAAATCAAAACAAACCCCTTGTCCGGATCAATACCCCGGCGTATATTGTCCCAGCACCACCAACAGAAAGGACTCGGATGCACATTAAACGAACCCACCCCAGTTACAGCAAAGTCATGGAGGTCGCCTGCCTGCTGTCCATGCAGCCGGCGAGAGTCAAGAACATCTGCCGCGATGTTGGCGTCACTATGCTGGAGGCGTTTGAGATCTTCAGCGATCTGGAAGATCAATGGCGCATCAACTACTATGTTGAGCCAATCTTGTCCGTTTCGGTTGACTCGCGCGACTTCGACGCACTGCGTGCCGAGGCTGCGGCATACTACGATGAGGTCTACAATGACTGACACCGAACTCATGCAGGCACTCCGCGAGATGGCGTCATGTGACGCACACGCAGTTGCGTCGGCCAGTGATGATCAGTGGCGGATGAAGATGGTTGAGGCGTTTAGCTACACCGCCCTGACCGAGTACCTGGAACTCATGGAAGAAATCGACTACAGGGTGGAGCAATCCAGAAAGGCAGGCAACGACATTGAGGACATGATTAACACGCTGGCAGTCATGGGCTGGCAGTACGTCACCAACGAACTGATGTATCAAGCAACTAACGAAACAAAGGAGCCAAACGATGGCGTTTAATTTAGAATCAATCAGCAAGGGCAGGGCAATGCGAGCGCCTCGCATCGTCCTGATGGGCGTCGAGAAGATCGGCAAGTCCACGTTTGCGAGCCAGGCACCCGATGCGATCTTCATTCCCGTCAAGGGCGAGGAAGGCGCCGACGACTTGGACGTGGCGAAGTTCCCCACCGCCAGATCACACGCTGATGTGATGTCGGCGATCGGCACGCTGTACAAGGAAGATCACGACTACAAGACGGTGGTGATCGACTCGGCCAGCACACTGGAGCCGATGATCTGGGATGCGACCTGTAAGCGAGAAGGCGCCGACAGCATCGAGAAGGTGGGCGGCGGCTACGGCAAGGGCTTCACCGAAGCGATGACCGAGTGGCGGCAGATGCTGGACGGACTCGACGCCTTGCGTGCCGAGAAGAACATGACCAGCATCATCATCGGCCACGTCACAGTCAAGCCGTTTCACGATCCGACTTCGGACTCGTATGACACCTATCTGTTCGATGTGAACAAGCGGGCCAGCGAAGCGATCCTGCGATGGTCCGACTGCATCCTGTTCTGCAACCGTCGCGTGGCAGTACAGAAGGAAGATACAGGATTCAAGGTCAAGAGCCGGGCAACTGGCGGCGGAGATCCGTACCTGTACACCCAGAAGCGTGCAGCCCACCCCGGCGGCGGTCGCGGCGTCTACGGCCAACTCCCCTACGAACTACCACTGAACTGGCAATCGTTTGCTAGTGCAGTACAATCCGCCACCAACCCCGATAGCTAAAGGAGCTACACCATGGCAAATCTTTCAGACCTCCAATTCAACCGCAACGCAGAACCCGCGCAGGACTTCAGCCCGCTGCCGATGGGCGAGTACCTCGCCCAGGTCGTGGCGTCCGAGATCAAGGACACCAAGAGCGGCACCGGCAAGTACGTCAAGCTGCAATGGCAAGTCACGGACGGCCAGTATGCCGGGCGTGTGATCTTCGCCAACTACAACATCATCAACGCCAACCCGAAGGCGCAGGAGATCGGCGAGCGTGAGTTCGCGGCTGCGTGTCAGGGACTCGGCAAGGTGGGCGTCAACGACACTGAAGAACTCCACGCGATCCCGTGCGTGATCAAGTTGAAGATCGAGCCGGAGCGCAACGGCTACGGCCCCAGCAACCGCATCACCTCGTACAAGGTCGCAACGGGCGTGCAGGACGCACCGCCAGCCTCTCCCCCCGCAGCTAGTCAAGCTGCACCGCCCGCGGCAGGGATGCCGTGGCAGTCCTGATCTGGGACTTGACTCGACGCTTCCCGTCCATTAAATTGGGCGGGCAGCTTTCTTCTTTTGACACCCCGCTTGTAGCCAGATAGATCTGGCGGCGGGGCTTTCCCCGGCGTGCCGATTTCCGGCTCCGGAAAACAACCCCGAAAGGAACACCATGCCTACCCTGTACGAAATCACATCTGACATGCGAGCGATCGACCAACTGCTTGACGAGTGCGGCGGCGACGTTAGCGATGAGCGAGTGCTGCAAGCCATCGAGAACTGGATGGCGGAACTCGACACCAACCTCCGCGACAAGGTGGAGGGCTACGCTGCCTATATCAGCGAGCTGCTTGCCAAGGCATTGGCACGCAAGGCCGAGGCCAAGCGGCTCACCCAACTCGCCAAGTACAACGAGAACGCCGCCAAGCGGCTCAAGGAGCGTCTGCTGTGGGCGTTGGAGGAGCGAGGCGTCAGCAAGGTTGAAACGCCGCTGTACGTCGTGAGCGTCGCCAAGAACGGCGGCAAGGCTCCGCTGGATATTCAAGTGCCGGCGACTGAGTTGCCGATGGAATACCAGCAGATCGAATACAGCCCGGCGAAGGACTCGATCCGCAACGCACTGGAGCAGGGCATCGAGATCGAGGGATGCACCCTGATGGAACGCGGCACTAGCTTGAGGATTCGATAAGTCAATTTAAACGAAAGGGAAGAATCAGATGCGAGCATATCATAAGGTTATGTCTGGAGGAATGGATGCGAGTGTAAAAGTTCTTCATCCAGAAAGCGTTAATTGTATTAAGAATATCTACGAAGCGTTTTGTCGCGGGCCTATTATAAATGTTGACTGTTTTGCTGATGAGATCGATAAGAAAGGCGGCGCTGCTACATATAGAAATGTATGCGCGCCGTTCGATAACTTTGTTATGGATTACGAGTATGCAGACAGTCCGCCAGGCAATCATGGCTGTGTCGTTTTTCAGCGGTGGAGTTGTGATGATTTTATTGGAGGCATAAATGCTGATTGCGACATTAATGTAAAAAAGTGGTGGGAGCGTGTTTCACTCAGTGCGGATCATGTGCTTACTTGTTTCTCATTGGTTGGGGTAAAAAGCCAAACTGTGATTATACCAGCATCATTCAGTTTGATTGGGATAGACAAGAGGGGAAACACTCTGCGGGACGCATATATGTGTCCGCTGGCCAATGTTGCGTATGCTCAGGCGTTGGCGGACGAGTCTTTATCGGGGGTATGTGCTGGCCTTGCCGCCATGCAGGTGCTTGGCCAAGGTGGTGCGGTCGCAGAAACCGATGAGATAGTCAGACCGAGACTGATAAGACAGGCAAAAAAGAGGATGCGGCCCCCACAGTTTGGATGGAAGCATCACACTGTGGTAGTAAAGCCAAACGATTTAAAGGCAAGTGAGAATGTATATATCGACTTAAATGACGAAGAAACGATGCGACCGTACCATGCAGTCCGCGCGCATTATGCAACATATACCAAGGATCGCCCCCTATTTGGGAAGTATGATGGAAAGTTCTACATTCCGGCCCACTTTCGTGGCAGTCCAGATAATGGATATGTATCTAAGGATTACAAGATAATTGGACCCGAAAGGAATTAATCAATGGCACAACTACCACCCAAACCAGAAGACAGCAAGACCGTCCAGGCGATCTACGCATGGCATGAGTCCAGGCGTGAGGACAAGCCGCGCACCTACCTCGGCGCCAGCCAGATCGGTGCTGAGTGCGAGCGATCGCTGTGGTACAGCTTCAGGCACTGCGGCGGCGAGGACTTTAGCGGCAGGATGCTGCGGCTGTTTGAGACGGGCGACCTCGCTGAATTCCGGTTCGTTGATGAGTTGCGAGGCATTGGTTGCGAAGTTTACGACGTTGATCCCAACACCGGAGAGCAGTTCGCTGTCAAGGCTCATGGTGGTCATGTGCGAGGACACCTCGACGGCTGCGCAAAGGGACTGCCAGAAGCCCCGGAGACATTCCATGTGACGGAATACAAAACCCACAGCGCCAAAAGCTTCGCACACCTGAAGAACCACGGCGTTAAGAAGTCCAAGCCACAGCACTACGCACAGATGGCGGTCTACATGAAGCTGACCGGCATGAAGCGGGCGCTGTACCTGGCGGCGAACAAGGACACGGATGAACTCTACAGCGAGCGTTTAAGATGGGAGGAGGGAGTGGCGGAGGATGCCGACCGGCTCATGGAACGGGCCAAGCGTATCATCGAGGCAACCGCACCCCCTTCTCGCATTTCGGACGCTGCCGACTCGTTTGCCTGCAAGTGGTGCAGCTACAAGAACCTTTGCCACGGACTTGGCGAGGGCGGGGCCGTACCTTGCAGCAGCGGTTGCCGCACCTGCGTCCACGCCACGCCTGAGATGGACGGCGATGGTCGCTGGTCATGCAATCAGACCGGCAGCAAGGTACAGATCACCATCGACAAGCAGGCGGTGGGCTGCGGCGAGCATAAGTTCATTCCCGGACTGGTGACGTTTGCCGAGCCGGTGGACAGCAGCAAGGACTGGATCGAATACCGCAACGCAGACGACACGACGTGGCGGAATGGGCCGGGCGAGTACAGCAGCGACGAGTTGACCAAACTGCCAGATCCGATGGTTGGCGCCGGGCTGGTGGGCGAGGTGAAGGAGATCCTTGGCGGCGAGGTGGTGGATGTGCGTGAGGAGGTGCAGGATTGAAACCACGACCATACCAACAGGGCGCACTGGACGCCCTAGACAAGCACCTGCAAACCAAGCCGGATGTCAACCCGTGTGTGGTGCTGCCGACCGGTGCCGGCAAGTCGCCTGTCATGGCGTGGGCGATCCAGCGATACAAGCAGGCTTACCCTGCGTTTCGCTGCATCGTCCTGGCCCACGTTAAAGAACTCGTCGCCCAGAACGCCGACAAGCTGCGGCAGGTCTGGCCCGATGCGGACGTGGGCATCTACGCGGCAGGACTCCGCCAGCGTGACATGGACGCAGACATCACGTTCGCCAGCATAGACAGCGTTTACCGCCGTGCGTGCGACTTCGCGCCGTTCGACATGATCCTCGTCGATGAGGCGCACCGGATCCCGATGTCGGGCGAGGGCAAGTACCGCCAGTTCATCAAAGAGGCGAAGGTCAACAACCCGCGAGTCTGCGTGGTGGGAATGACGGCCACGCCTTACCGCATGGGCATCGGCAACATCTGCCACCGTGACCACATCCTGCAAGATGTCTGCTACGAGGTCAACGTCGGCGACCTGATCCGTGACGGATTCCTCTGTCCGCTGCGATCCAAGGCGGGCGAGGCTCGCCCGGACCTGAGCAAGGTAAAGAAGCGTGGCGGCGAGTTCGTGGTGGGATCACTTGCCGAGGCGACCGACCGCCCTGAGTTGGTGACGGCGGCGATCCGCGAGGCGATGCCAATGCTGTCCGACCGCAAGGGCATCATCTTCTTCTGCGTGGATGTCGATCACTGCAACCACGTCAGCGAGGAGCTGCGGAAGTACGGCATCGAGGCGCCGAGCGTGACGGGCAACACGCCAACGGCGGAGCGCGACCGCATCACCAAGCGATTCACGGACGGCGAGATCAGGGCGATCTGCAACGTCAACGTGCTGACCGAGGGATTCGACGCCACCCGCACGGATGCAGTGGTGCTGTTGCGGCCTACCCAGTCAAAGGGGCTGTACTACCAGATGGTGGGGCGTGGGCTGAGACTGGACGCACGCAAGCAGGACTGCCTTGTGCTGGACTTCGGCAACTGCATCGACACCCACGGACCGATTGATGACCTGGGCGATGGTGCGGTGCGGATGGAAACCTGCCCCAAGTGCAGCGAGGTATTCAGCCGGGCGGCGAAGGTCTGCCCAGACTGCGGATGGACGATCCCCAAGAAGCAGATCGAGAAGGCGGAACGCGAGGAAGCGGCCCAGCGTCGGATGCACGAAGCGACGGCGAGCCGGCGCAACATCCTCAACACGGGCGAGCCGGAGGCGATGAAGGTGAGCAGTGTGTCGGTGAACCGCCACAAGAAGCCGGGCGCGCCGGACTCGCTGCGGGTCAAGTATCGCTGCGGACTCAACACGTTCAGCGAGTGGGTATGCTTAGATCACCCCGGCTTTGCCGGCACGAAGGCGGCGCGGTGGTGGCGTCGGCGGTTTGAGGGTAAGATCCCGACCGTGGACAAGGCTCTGGAGGATATATTCCTGCCGACATCACTTGCTACAATCACAACCTCGATCACCGTACAGAAGCGGGGCAAGTACCCTGAGATCGTCAGCATCGACTTACTTGGCAAACCAGAAAGGACTTATAGCCAGTGAACTACTACAACGAACACGACAAGAAAGCAGACAAAGCGCCGGACATGGTTAGCATACTCCCCGTGTCAGTCATTGACATAGAGGCTCAGAAAAAAAGGACAAAAGGCGGTCACAATACCTCTAGTAGTCGGGGAGAGCATAGCCCGTTCCCTAAAGAGATCGCGTCACTGTGCTTTGAGTATTTCATGCGTGACGCATCTCAGGTGTTTGATCCGTTCGCCGGTTGGGGTGAGCGGGGGCTGGCGGCAAAGGAGAACGGCGTCAACTACACGGGCTACGACCTATCGCCCGACGCCATCGCAGCCGCCAAGAGCATTGGGGTGGACAATCATCTGCAAGATAGTGCGTGGGCTACAATCCCCCAGCACGACGGGCTGGTGACTTGCCCTCCATACTGGAACCTTGAGAAGTACAACGGCGACGGACTAGACAAAATCAAGACGTGGCGGGGCTTCCAAGATCACTACTGCCGCATCTTGACGCGGTGCTGGGACCGCGCTGACAAAGGTGCCACCTACTGCATCATGGTGGGTGAATGGAGGAAGAACCATAAATACTACGACCTTGAAGGCGTAACTCGCCGCATCATGCACGATCTAGGGGCTGAGATGTTCGACCAGATCACCGTAAGCCGAAAGAAGGTTTCTAAGATAAAGATTATGCTACCCCAAGCCAAGCGGCTCGGCTACACGGTTCGTGTGCATGAATCACTCCTTGTTTATAAAAAACCTTAATCAAAAAAAGTGTCAAAAATGAATAATAATGTATTGACACGGGGCGGAATGTGGCGATAATAAAATCATGGCAACTACGCCGAAAGGATGAACGCAATGGCAACATTAGACCACGTTGAAGTTTTTTATGTAGACCGAAACACCGGATGGGGTGCGGCACTCTACAACATCAAAGGCCACCAGATCAGCAATGCCATCTTCGCCTACCACAAGAGCCAGGTGATGGAGTGGGCTGCAAAAGAGTGGCCCGGCGAGACGGTCAAGGAATTTACCAAGGCCGGAAACTTGAAAGGATAAGGCGATCCAACTAATGAACTACATCCCCCAACAACTCAAAGAACTGCCCCGATGGGTGATCTGGAAGATCGAACACGTCCGATCCGATCGGACTACCAAGGTGCCGTACCAGGCTCGCAACCCAGATCGGCGGGCCAGTGTCAGCAACCCCGCAACGTGGGCGACCTACGACATGGCGATGGAGGCGGCAGCGGACCCAGACGTGGCGGGCATCGGCATCGTTCTGGGATGCCTCGGCGACGGGCGCAACCTGTGCGGCGTCGATCTGGACGGATGCCTGTTCGACGGCGTAATGAACCCAGAGGCGCAGTCCATCGTCAAGTCGCTGCCGACCTACTGGGAGATCAGCCCAAGCCGCACTGGACTCAAGTCGTTTGGGTTCGGCAACAAGCCAGCCGACACCGGAGCCGTCTGCACCGATGCCAGCTTTGAACGCATCGAGGTCTACGACAGCGGGCGGTGGTTTGCCGTCACCGGCCACAAGTACGACGGCGAGGATCTACAGGACGTAGAGCAGCCCCTGGCGGCGTTGTGCCGCGAGTGGGGGCTGACACGCGAAAGGCGGCAGGACACGCCACAGCCGACCCTACGGGCGACTGGCGATACATCAGGGGCTGAGGATCGTGCGGCGGCGTATCTGGCGACAATGGACCCGGCGATCGAGGGATCCAGCGGCCACTCGTCGCTGTTCAAAGCGGCGTGTGCGATGGCGTGGGGCTTCGATCTGGGCCGCGAGGCTTCGATCCGCTTGCTGGCGGCTGAGTTTAATCCAAGGTGCAGCCCGCCGTGGGATCTGGGCAACATCTCCGAGTTGCGTGAGTTTGAGCGTAAGGTGGATCAGGCTCTGCAAGCCAAGCACGAACAGCCACGCGGGCATCTCATCAACGATGTGCAGTTCGCGGCGCCGACGGTGCAGATCAACACGGCGGCACTGCTTGCATCAGCGGCGTCGAGGATGGCGACACCCGTGCCGGTTGCGGAGCCGAGGCCAGAGCCGTCCAAGGGTGGCATGGCGAAGCGACTACTTCAGCCGCCCGGACTGCTGGGGCGGATCACCGGCTGGATCAACGCCACGGCGAACAACTACCAGCCGGAGTTCGCACTGGGCAACGCCATCGCCTTCACAGGGGCGATCGTCGGGCGGAAGCTGGCGACCGAGAACGACGGGCGCACCAACTTCTACTGCGTCGGGCTGGGCGCGTCTGGATCAGGCAAGGATCACAGCCGCAAGCAGGTCGCGCGGCTGGCGGAGGCGTCCGGCGTCATGCACCACCTAGCCGGCGAGGATGTCACATCCGACACCGCAGTGCTGCGTGTGGCGTCAGAGAATCCGGCGGTTCTGCTGCAACTGGACGAGATCGGACACTTCCTGAGCGCGAACAAGTCACGCAACGCATCCACCCATGAGATGAAGATCGTGCCGCTGCTTACCAAGTTGTTCACGTCGGCCAACATCAGCTACCGAGGCAAGGAGTACGCCGACGCGACGGACAAGCCACGGGTGGACATCGACCAGCCCAACGTCTGCCTGTACGGTACGGCGACACCCAAGCAGGTCTGGGACTCACTCAGCACCAGCCAGATCGAGGATGGGTTCATCGGGCGGCTGTTGATCTTCTCGACGCATGACAATGACCCAGACTGGCGGGATGTCGAGGATAAGAATCCGCCCAGGTCACTGATCGAGGCGGTGGCGGCGTGGAGCCAGTTCAAGCCGCAGGCACCGCAGGGCGCCGGGAACCTCGTACAAGCCAAGCCTAAGGCGATGCAAGTGCAGGCGGCCGCTGAGGCGACCGAGATACTGGAAGGCTTCAGGAACGACGCACGGGCCGCCAAACGCAAGTTGATGGACAAGCACGACCCAACCTATGCCCTGTGGGTGCGGGCTGCCGAGCAGGCGTGGAAGTTGGCTCTGTTGGCTTCGGCTGACATGCCGCAGGGCGGCATGACGATCGGACGCGAGGCGGCGGAGTGGGCGGTGGGCGTCACCGACTACCTGATCCGCGACCTGATCGCCAACGCAGCCGGCAAGGTCGTGGACTCGGCCCACCAGCGGGATCTGGTCGAGGTGCTGGCGTCGGTTCGTGCGTCCGGCATCAAGGGCGTCACCAAGTCAGCACTGCTGCGATCGCATCGCAAGATCAAGACGCGGGACATGGACGAGATCCTCAAGCGGCTGGTGGACGAGGGTGTGGCGACCAACCAGATCGTCGCGCATGAGGGCGCCGGCAGGCCGACGAGCGTGTACATAGCCCTGTGAACGGCGTTATAATTATTTCCCAAAAGGGTCGATTCTTTCCCAGAGTCGGCCCTTTTTTGATGTCCAAAGGGGTAATTCTTTCCATTCTTTCCCTATTATTTCCCGCCGTTTGGGAAAGAATTATTTGGGGTGGTGAATCGGGTTCAAGGTTCGTAAGTGTAGTAATAATATATATTTATTTATATATATATATAATATATATATACTATATTACCCTTCTTTTCCCTATTATTTCCTTCCCACCCATTCCCCCCTATATTCTCCCCCCATACTCTCAGTTCTCCTAGGGAAGTAATTATTTATCAAATCGACCACTGGACGGCCCGGCGAGTGGCGTATGGTACAATGCCGCCATGACCGAAGAATCAACCCTGATCGTCCTGCCGCTGCCCAGCAAGTACCTTCACCCGAACCGCCAGCCCAGGTCTCGCAAGGGGTTCATCATCAAGGGCAAGCTGACCAAGGAACGGCGAGCATTGGCCCGCGAGATGATGGTGGCGGAGAGGATCGAGACGGCGCCGTGGGGCGACGTGGAGGTGCGGATCCGCTACTTCTTCGCCACCCGCCGGCGACGCGACAAGGACAACCTGCTGGCGTGGCTCAAGGCGACAATGGACGGCCTAGCGGACGGCGGCATAGTCCGGGACGATAGCCGGTTCACCTACATGCCGGTTGAGGAGGAGATCGACAAACTGGACCCGCGAGTTGAGATCCTGCTAATCCGAAAAGGGTAGTCAAAAAAAAGTGAAAAAAATTAGAAGAACCCTATTGACACGGGCGGGAAAATGCCGATGATACTTGTATGGCAATGACGCCGAAAGGAAACAACGACATGAATGAGCTACAAGCAAAACAGGCACGCGACAATTACGCTAAACTGATTTTTCGGCGAACCGCCAGCAATGGACGGGCGAGGCTGTACGCTAAGATATGCCCTTACACGGGCGTAGCCAGCGAGCGCGTTAGCCAAGCCGACGCCGATCAGTGGGTCAAGACGCTCGGACGGGTAATTGTGGACACCGACTAAACTGGCGCAAGCTGCCCCACCCCACCCCCACAGCCGGAAACGGCTGCGGGGGTATTCGCGGCCCGGCCCGGCCCGGCTCGGCATGGCATGGCGAGGCACGGCGCGGCGAGGCGAGGCACACAACTTGGCGTCACTTAACGGTGGCGTCAAGTATTCACAACCAGCAACCCCGAAAGGAACCCAATGGAAGACCTCTACATCTCAGCACGACACTACGCCAGAAAACACGGCGTCAACCCCGGAACCGTCTCAAAGTGGGCGAGGGATGGACGACTGCCAGCGATCCGAACCAACGCAGGCTGGCAGATCGACCCGAACGCAGAGCCGCCACGGAAGCTGGCAAAGCGGGCCGCGTTCGTTCGGTCGGACGGCACGATGGTCTGCCAGACCTGCAAGCGCACTCGGATGCTCAAGGAGTACAGCGAGTCTGGACTGACGCGAGGGCGATGCAAAGACTGCGCCAACTACCACGCCATCAAGGGCAAATGCCCGACTAGGCCAAGCGTTATCAGCTACTCAATGGACCTGGAGATCTGGCGAGAGATGCAGTACGCATCCAACGAGGTCAAGCGGATCCGCGAGGAGAAGATACAGGAACACGCACGACGCATCGAGGCGGCTGGGCTGGCAGGTGACGGCAAAGACTGGCCAGCTGCCGCCGATAATAAAAAAATGAGAAACTCGACTAAAGACGGCTTGCAAGATCGACGATGATGGTAACATACCCAATCACCGGGCCACAAGGCCCACAACGAAAGGACTGCTATGAGAAACGAAGACGACGCACTGGCTCACCTGATGGATGACATCAAGAACCACGGCAAGGACAAGCGAACGGGGGTAGGGATTCCATTCCTCATGTTTGGCGCGATGTTGTGCTTGGCGGTGTTCATCCTCATCACAGCGACGGGCTGCAACACTGTCGCGGGCATGGCAGCAGACGTTGAAGCTGCCGCCCGTGGCACGCAAGACTACCTTGCGGACGGACTGGAGCCTCGGCCACAACGCTAACACCCTCCCGCCAGTTGTAAGGGCTGGCGGGGGATTCACCCCCAACGAAAGGAACCCCATGAAACCAGAAGACTACATCGGCAAGAAACTGAGCGAGTGTCCAGACGGCACGAAGGCTGTTGTTGCCTGCCCCCAAGGGATCGAATGGGTGCGCGAATACCGCGACGGCAAGGCGTATGACTGTAGCGTCGGGCGAACGTTTACCTGTTCAGCCCCATCCACTTACACCGTCACCCACATCCTCACCCTCGGCAAGCCCAGCCCGAAGACGCTGGATGATGAGGAGCCGGGGGTGGTGTGGAAGGATATGTACGGCGACCTGTACTGGCGGGGAGACGGTGCAGAGGTGTTAATCTCATGGCACGGCGGCGCTCCAGTCCACGCAGCAGACACCGCCAGCGATTACAGAATCTACCCCGAATGGACCCGCCTCGGCAAAATCACCGGCATCGAGATCGACGGCAAGGTGTATCGCGGCGAAGGGGGTGGGGAATGAAACAGCGTCATCTTATCTTAGCCTTCATCACCCTCATCATCCCGCCTGGCTTTGGCTGGCAAGCTGGTGAGCCTGACCTCACCGACCTGTTCGACGCCATCGGCATCGTGGAAAGCAACAACGACGACAACGCCACCGGCGACGGCGGCAAGGCCATCGGACGCTACCAAATCTGGCACGTTTACTGGTTCGACGCGACTGAGTTCAGCGGCATCGGCGGTCGCTACGAGGACTGCCGCAAGGCCGACTACGCTCAGGACATCATGCGTGAATACTGGAAGCGGTACTGCCGCGAGGCGTACTAT